AGACGATTCTATTGCCCAAATCGTTATGAATACACAAGAGCTTGGTCAATATGAACCAGTGATGATTGTATCTGCTGACCATGACTTCAAACAGCTACAAAAGTTTGATAACGTCAAGCAGTTTTCACCAATGACTAAAAAGTTTGTCAAGGAAGATAATCCACGTCTTGGTCTTATGGAAAAGATACTAAAAGGCGATTCTGGTGATGGTGTACCAAATGTCCTATCAGATGATAAGGTATTTGTAGAAGGTAGAAAGCAAAATGTTCTTTCTTCTAAAAAGAAACAGATACTACTTGATGATCCAAAAGCTCTTGGTGAAGAAGTATATCGTAATTACTTACGTAATAAAAAACTGATAGATTTATCAGAAACCCCAGAAACGGTGTCAAAAGAAATTATAAATAATTTTATGAATCAGAACCCATCTGGAAATAAAGGAAAAGTATTTCCTTATCTTGTTGAAAAACGTTGCAGATTATTAGTAGAAGTTGTTGAGGAGTTTTTCTAATGGCTAAATTAGTACATGAAGTATTAGAACAATTTGAAAAAGCAAAAGACCGTAAGGCAAAAGTCCAAGTATTAAAACAAAATGATACCTTGGCACTTAAATCTATTTTGGCAGGTGCAATGGATCCTAAAGTAGAATTTCTACTTCCGAAAGGTCCAGTTCCTTATACCGCAAGTGAGGAACACAATGCGCCTTCAAATCTTCTTAGTAAATATAAAGAATTCCGGTACGTCGTAAAAGGCGGGCCTGGCGAAAGGATTCCAGGATTTAAAAGAGAGAATATTTTTCTTGGCATTCTGGAATCAATACACCCTCGTGATGCTGAATTGGTTGTAAAAATGATTAACAAAGAAAAGCCATGTGACGGTATTACCCTTAAAATTATTCAAGAGGCTTTTCCAGATATTATTAGGAAATAGTATGCATCCAAACTTTAGCATCCTTTACCTTAACTTGTTAAGCGTATCATATTCTGTGATACGCTTTTTCTCTGGAGAAAACTATAAATGGTTTCAGCTCAAATCGAACGGCTTAAAAAAGATTCGCGTCAACTCGAATTTGCAATTGCTCGGTATCGAAAACAAGGAAGAACCGATAGAATGGCTAAAGTGCTATTGAAAAAAATATTCTTAGATGAACAGATAGCTGAAATACAAAAAACCAGAATTTTAGTAACATAGGGGATTTACAAAGTGTCTCCGTTTCGGTATAATAGATAGAGTTTATCGGAACGGAGATACATACATCATGAATATTTTTATACTTGACAAAGACCCTGTAAAAGCAGCACAAATTCAATGTGATGCACACGTTTCCAAAATGATACTAGAATCGGCACAGATGTTATCTACTGCCCATCGTGTATTAGATGGTAAAGAAACGCGGCGTCCTTCTAAGTCTGGTAAGACTATGGTAAAGTACTGGGAGTTACCGGATAAAAGAGAAAATATTCTATATAAGGCGGTGCACGTCGGACATCCGTGTACTGTATGGACTATGGAATCTATTACTAACTATCTTTGGCATTACGAACATTATTGTGCACTCCATGATGAATTTATATATAGGTATGGTCGTACACATAAATCTTGGACTGATCTTCAAGATACTCTTATAGATGTTCCTAACAATATTCCATACGGACGGCAAACAGCATTCAAGCTTGCTATGGGCGCATCACCCGAGTGTATAGATAGTTCAGATCCTGTTGGATCTTATCGTAAATTTTATCAGACTAAACAACATAGGTTCAAGATGGCCTGGACTAAACGTTCTATTCCAGAATGGTTTGAGGTAGCAGTATAATGGATAATTATATTCGTATATGGGATCAAGTATTCGATGAAGATTGGTGTAATTCTTTTATAGAAAAGATCAAGACTAAAAATATGTTTAAGTTAGAATCGGACGAAGAATCATATAAAGTACTTGATCTTATATCCCAAGAAGATGTTCGACCAGAGGTAGAAAAAATTGCTAGTGCTTTTTCTATTGCAGCTGACAAATATGCCGAAGTTTGTAATGTAAAAGAATGGCAATATCCTAAGCATTATGGTATAGAAGAAGTTGGTTTATTTAAATATGAAACTGGTGATGAGAGTTTACCTAAAATATATAAAGGTGAAGATCCACGTTTGTTTTTACATTTTTTCCTTTTTCTAAACGATGGTACTGGCGGATCAGTAGAACTACCAGACCATGAAGCAGTTATTGATAGACTTCCAGGTCGATTAGTAATGTTTCCTTGTTTCTTTACTTATCCCTATGCTATAAAGCAATCAGTAGGTGATTCCTATTTTGTACACGGATTCCTAAAAGATGCATCAGATTTAATTGAAAAAATTTGAAAAAAAATGAAAAAAAATGCACTTTGGGGGTTTACATTTGATTAGAAAACCATTATATTAGTATAGTAACAGATTAGGAGAGAGATCATGGAAAAGGCCCTTAAAAATTATATCATCGAAACCAACGCAGCTTCACGGGCTGAAATGGATGCCAATCCTGGCACCATTATTGGTATGCTTCCCGATCCTTCTGAAGTTGAATATTGGGCAGAGCGTGTGCCGACTGGCACTCTTGCCGAATATCTTCGTATCTCTCTGGAAACAGAGGCATATTACATCATTGCTGATGCATACAGTAAAGGGTATGCTCGGACATTTGATTTCTCATCAATGACTGATGAGGAGATCCAGGTAGAGATCGATAAAGCTATTGCTCTCATGGATGCAGAGGCAAAGTATGAAGTCGAAGCCGAGGCTCAGGCAGAAGCTGAAATGGATAAGCTTGCTGCATCCTTGAGCATAGATCGTCCTACTTTGAAAAGGTGGATGCAAGAGGCAATGATCGTGTGATAGTTCACTTTTTAGGATATCATATATCCAATCGACAAAAAAAGACTATTGAGAGAGCTACGGAATTAGCTCTTGAATATCTTGTGTCTAAACGATTAGCAAATACTCTTGATATACAATACCATATTATAAAAGATCTCTGTAAAAAAGAAGGTATATTTGCAGATTGCTTTTGTGAAGACTACGACCGATCTCCTAAGTTTTTTGATATACGTTTATCCTGGACTGATACATCAGATATGCACATTGTGATTTCTTCGCTATGTCATGAACTAATACATGTTTCTCAATATGCACAAAGAAGATTAAGACATCTATCTCGATCTAATCTGCAGGCATTTGGAAAAGAATATGTTAATATAAATGAAGTAAAATATCACGATCTGCCCTGGGAAAAGGAAGCATATGAAAAAGAAATGGAAGTCTATGAATATGTACGTAAACATATGAAGGATAGATACAACATAACATTACGGGAAGTGGATGATAAAGTTGCCTACGTATATTCTAAGAAACAAAAAAACAAATGAAACTTGGGACGTTCTGTGTTCTTATTCCGAGCTTCAAGAGAAGCTAAAAGACAAGGATATTGAGAAAGTTCTTAGTACACCTAAATTTGTATCTGGTGTCGATGGTGGACAAGGTAAACGTGTACCATCTGGATTTAACGATTTGAAAAAGAGAATAAAAGAAAACTCCGGTCGAAGGAATACAATTAAAGTTGACTAAATCTTATGCACCAAATACTATAAAATTAGAACATTTACGTTCCTTTGATGCTATTACTGGTAATCAACAAAAAGCAATTGAATTCTGGGATAAAGGTTTAAATCTTATTCTTTCAGGATCTGCCGGTACTGGTAAAACCTTTCTTGGTATGAATCTAGCACTCGAAGAAGTACTTGATAAAGAAACGCCATATGATAGACTGATTATGGTACGTTCTATTGTACCAACTCGGGATATTGGTTTCCTTCCAGGAGATGAAGAAGAAAAGAAACAGGTATACACTTTACCTTATGTTGGTATCTGTTCAGAGATATTTGGAAACGGAGAAGCCTGGTCTAAACTAGTTATGCAGAAGAAAGTACAATTCGAGTCTACTTCTTTTATTCGAGGAACTACGTTTAACGATGCTATTATACTAGTAGATGAAATGCAAAATCTGAATTTCCATGAACTGGATTCTGTAGTTACACGTGTCGGCCAGAACTGTAGATTGATTATGTCCGGTGATTATTACCAGTCTGATTTTAAGAATGAAAATGAAAAGAAGGGTATTATGGATTTTATGAATATTGTAGAATCCTTGCAGCAATTCGAATCAGTAGAATTTGGCTGGAAGGATATCGTACGATCGGACTTTGTACGTGACTACATTATGACTAAAGAAATGCTCGGTATAAAATAATAAAAAAATCAAATAAAATGAAAAAAAGGGGTTTACAAAGCTGTTCCTTTGTGATAGAATAGTATCAACAATTAGGAAGAGGAGCTAAATTATGAAATATCGTTATAAAGTCTTAGAATCAGTATTAGCTAATATTGCAAATGATTCATCAGTCGAAAATATCTTTGATGAAGTCGGTCGCCTTACAAGTGACGAACGTAGGCATTTGAAAAATCTACTCATAGTAGTAGAGGATGCTTGCCATTGTGTTGAAATTGATATGGGAGAAGCAGCATGACAGTATACTTAGATATGGATGGTGTAATCGCTGACTTCTTTGGTGGTCTTGCTAGACGATATGGTGTAAGCCATTGGAAGTCTATCCAAGATCGTGAAATTAAGTTTAGAGAACTCGCCAATACAGACTTCTTCTACAACTTAGATGTATTTTCAACATCTCATAAACTTGTAGATCATGTCAAAATTGTTGCTTGGCAAGAAGAAACTGAATGGGGTATCTGTTCATCTCCACTTCGTGGTGATTCTCATAACTCATCTTTTTGGAAACGACTTTGGTTAGAAAAACAAGGTTTTATTCCACCTCTGATTGAGAACATGATTTTCACAGGTAACAAACATAAGTATGCTATAAGTCCTCTGACTCGTAGTCCAAATATTCTCATCGATGATAAACCAGAAAATATCAACCGATGGAATAAAGCTGGTGGTATCGGTATTCGCTACCAGGCAAATGAAGACGATCTTGAAGAATACCTATTTGTTGAATTGGAGAAAGCATGCAAATTGGCGAGATACTAAGACTTCGCTTTGAGTTCGAAGAAATTGTTTCAGAGAATAGCTATAAAATATCTAGTCTAGCAAGCGACATAGATAGTTTATATGATTTTATAGAATCTGGACACGTAAACAATCGTTTTCGTGAAGGCTTTGATCGTGCGGCTGAAATTGCGAATTGTATTATAGATGACTACGAAAAGATATGTTCCTAGTAAAAAACACGTTTTAAAATACTGTTCAGCTTGGAAAAAGGAAAATTTTTCTGATACGATAAATGTCAGAGGTACTGTTGGTGCCGGAGATTTTATGTATCTTTTAAATGTAGCATATTTTCGATCTTTTCTATTACAGAAACGTATTACAATTAATTATAATTGGTTTCATTCGGAAGACTACCTATACCATTTCGAAGACCCGGAAACAATTATAGAAAGACTTAATTATGCACACAACTTTTTTCTAAAGGATAGTACAGACGTAGTAATTAATCATGTTTTTAACTCTGAAGATACTAAACTCTATCATGATTTCTATAACGGTTATCTCCGCGGCGGAAAAGTTAGAGAATTTTATGATATCTATCCACGGTATAACGAATGGGCGTTTAGGGATATTGGTGCAAAAACTGTCCCTGGTAAAATTGTTATGTGGACACAGGTATCAAATTCAGCACCTCCTAGAGACTGGAAGCGACCGTTTGATAAAGAGGAATGGGATTACGTTAAAACCCTAATAGAATTACAAGGATACAATGTAGTTCAAATAGATTA